CACCAGTTATAGCTCCTGCTTTTGCATCTAGTTGAGTTTGTATTGCTGATGTTACACCATTTAAATATTGAAACTCTGCATCTGATACTGTTCCGTTTGCAATTTTTTCAGCAGATATTCCTGTTGGTATAGAATCATTTGTTTTTGATAATGCACCAATGTAAACATTTGTAATAGTTTCATTTGATAACGAACCACTATCCCAAGTTACATTTACTGTTGTATTTGAAGAAAAACTTGAACTTGATATTGTTCCAAAAATTGTTCCTGGTGTTGAAGCAATTAATTTTATTCTTCTTCCAGCATGATAAACAGAAGTTACATCTGAACCATTAATTGTAAATGCAGTTCCGCTAACATAAGCTGCTGTGTATGCTGCATCACCATCTCCATACTCAATCCATTGTGCATCATTAAACCAATCTCTTGTGTTTTTCATTAATGCTCTAATGGCATTGTTAAGATTAGAAGGTAACATTCCTTCTGCTACTGAAATACTATTAAGTGATGTGTTACTAGCTTGGGTTGTTGAATAATCTTTAATATTAGTTGGCATTTAATCTCCTATAAACCATGCAAAGATTTTATTATTCTCTTTGTTTTTTTCGTTTATTAGTGTGTTAATAGCTTCTTCAATTTGTCTTTGAAAAAACTCTTGAGTTTCAAAACTATATCTAACATTATCTATATCAGTTTTATCCGTCATCTCAATCCAATTTTTGTAGCTATTACATCTACTCCCTGAGCATGAGTCCAAACCGACCCAGATGGTGTTATAATTTTTAGTCTAAAATAGCGACCTGATTCTCTAACAGGATTATCTCCACTATCGTTCATGCTTGATGATGAAGATTCCGAAGGTGTATCAGCTAATCTTTCTCTGGTTTTAACAGTAACTGTAGATGTTGCATCAACAATCGGTCTTACGTTAGTTATACTACTTCTGTGTCCTGGAAACAACTCTAATTCTCTAGTTTCTAAAGTACCCTCATTTTCTGTGCCTGAAAATATAGCTGCTTTATAATTATTATCTATTGCTCCTAAATATCTTTGACCTCCAGACCAAAAGTCTGTGTCTAAAGCTATGTTTATTTGGTCTAAGTTTTCTGAAATAATATCCATAAGCTCTACTGTATAAGCACCTACAAATTGTGAGAATATTGTACTAGCACTAGCATTAGCCGTTGACCATTTTTGTGTAGCATAATTATAGATTAATATTTTATCACAAATACCTGTTGTGTTAGCTGTATCTGATGCAGATGGATATAACCACATAGCCAACTGATTAAATGGATCAACAGCAGCACATATTCTATCAGAAAATGCTTTGTTTAAATCTACGTCAAAAAATCTATTTATTTTTTCTGCACCAATCGCAACAACATTATCTCCATTAATTTCAAAAAAACCATCATCAGCATAAAAAAATACCCTTCTGTTATCTTGACAAACTGTTCTACCATAAACAGCACCTCTGTTTGGAGATATAACTGATAATCTAAATATTGTTGCACCACCTACATAGTCCATACGCACAATTTGATTTTGTCTAAAAACATAACCAATTTCACCTGACGTTATATGTACAATCTCACCACCTGAACCTGGTAAGTCTTGTTGGTCAGCTTGTTTAGTTCCTGATGCCCAAGTTGCAATGTCGTTTATACCAGACCATTGTATTCTGTTTTGATTTGTAGGTTGATTACCTGTAACTAAAAAATCTCTAACAACACCTGAAACTCTAAATGTAGGCACAGTTCCTGATGTTGCTATTGATGAAAGATTTGCAAAATTAGTTGACGTACCCATTAAAAAATATTGAGGAGCATCAACACCATTACTCACTACAATGTAATTTCCAAATTGAGTAAATGTAAAATAATCTGTATTACTACCTGTTAATGATCCTTTTCTTGAAGTAAATGTTCCACCATCTAATTGATAAATGTCTGTATTTTTTGCAACAAAATTAAATACAGCACCAGCATTATTTCTAAATGAACCAGCACCTCTACTGTCAGCACCAATATTATTTGTAGAATAATTTACTAATGAAGGAAATCTTTTATAAGAATTTTGTGCGTAATAAACATTGTTTGCTGTTGTAGCACCAGGATTTAAATATTCAGGTTGATCTGGTAGCCATTCGCCAAAAGGTATTTGCATTTCAAGTCCTAAGTATTATTGTTTGTTACTTTCGTATGATCTGAAAAAGGAGCTTCCACTGTTACATCTGTTCTTATTTGTAATGGAGAACCACTAAATTGATCTTCTCTATCATTTCTTTCTAATCTCTCAAGAGCTGTAACATACATTTGTTGCCATTGTTGAATAAGTCTTGGTTCTACACCGCCTAAAAAATTAGCAGCATGATATAATGAGCCATATAAATAAATTGCAGGATGACTTGCCAAAATAAAATTAGATGTGTTTGAATCTGACAAAGGATCAAATTCTTTATAAAAATTTAATGTACCTGCATAGCTTCCAGAAGGAATAGGTGCAAATCTAAAATTATCTCCAAGTATAGTATAAACTTCAGGCATACCGCTTGTTGATGAACCTTTTATCTGATCCATTTGTGATGGAGTCATAAATGTTAAAGAATGTTTAGTTCCACCTTCTGTAATAAAGAAATCTCTTATCTGTAAAAATCCTGTAGGCAAAGCTACTGTTTCAGCATTTATTGTAACAGACGATTCAGAAATCATTTTTCTAATTCTTAATTTAGAATTAAAATCTTTTTCTGCAAGAACAATAAAATCTTCTATCTCTGTAGTAAGGTCTGTTCTATTTAACCAATTTGCTATTGATGTTTTTAAAGCTGAATAACTATTTAATGCCATTATAATTTTCCTTGTGCTGTTCTAAAATATTTAAATTCACTACTATTAAGTTTTTCTTTTAATATTTTTTTTTGAACTTCTTTTGGTAGTCCAAACCAATTACTATCACCATTGTATTCATTTGCCCATACAGATAATGCAATTGTAGGTATAGAAGCTACTCTTTTGAGTTCTTTTGATTTTGAATAACCATCATTATGATTATATAAAGCTTTGTTGTGTTCAAGGTGTGGGTTTATATTAACTTGTTCTTTGATAACAATTTTTTTCTCAATGTCATCTTTAGAATAAGTAGTTTGTTGCAAACCATCTTTAAAAATATCTTTCATCTGCCTTGTCCTCTATATTTTTTTCTTTTTGGTATTCTCTTACTATATTTTTTTTTATGCCTACCAGGTCTTTTTTTTCTGGTGCGTTTTACATAATTAGAAACACCAAAGAGAGGTCTTCTCTTAGCCACTAAGCACCCATTTCAGTAACATAAAGAACTGCACTATTTGTTGCATTTAATCCAGCAATTTTTTCACCTGGACTAACTTTGAATATTTCAGGTTGATCGGCAGGTATTAAAATTTTTGCTGCGGTTGCAGTTGGGTTTCCTCCAAAATCAACAAAAAAATCTACTGCTGAAACTAATCTTACATATTCTGTTTGTGAACCAAAAGCATTAGATTGTACTGATGCAGTTGTTCCTCCACCTGCCATAGTTATGTTGTTTATTACTGTAGGTCTTAATCCATAATTAAAACTCATGTTTTTCTCCTATTAGTTATGGGGGAACTTCCGCTAGGCATGAACCCCCAAGTATTATTACTATCTTCTTACTACTATTGTAAAGTGTAAAGAATGTGTATTTGAGGATGCACCATCAGTTGCTAAAGCAATATAATCGCCTTCAACAACATGGTTTGCAGCCGTTGGTTCTACTGTATCTATATCACCAGCAGCAGACCCTGAAGCTGTAATTGTTAAAGCACCACCAGTTATATTGGTAGTGTTAACTTTTGCAGTAACAGCAGCATCTGAAGTTGCGATTGTTCCTCCTAATACAGTAGTTATTTTAATAACTTTACCAGCATCTGGTACAGGTATTCTTACTGTAGAAGCAGTAGATACATCATCAATTACTCCATATATAAAATAATCGTTTAGTGTTCTCATTTTTTTTCTCCGTTTGTCGTTCCGCCTATAACCTTACTAAGACTTCAACATTGGTTAAGTAATGGGGATGTAGTTTTTAAAGGTTACACCCCCAATTACAATTAAGATTATGATGTTGTTAAATCGTAAACAGCACCACTAGCTTTTTCGTTTCTTGACTCAAGAGTGTACTCAGCTACCATGAATCTTTGGTCTGCATCAGCAGTCTGTGCAGGATTCTGTAAACTGAAGTCTCTTAAGAAAGCTACTGCGAACATATCCATCTCTAAAATTAGAGCGTCTTGTCCTTTTTTTGCAGCAGTTGCGTTAGCACCTCTAATGAATCTATTAGGAGCAACTTGGAGTGTTCCAAAATCACTTTCATAGACATCAATAGATGTAACTAATCTTCTGTCTTCTGCCTGGTCAAATCTAGTTGATCCGCCTGTGAAGCCAGATAGTTTTTGCTTGTTGAAAGCACCAACCATAATCATGTTTGGGTTTCCTCCAGCATCAAAGCAACTTCTTAGAACACCTTTTAATTGGTCTTCTGTGAAAGCTCTTTGAGTACCATCTGTTCTTATTGCTCCACCACCAGAACCAGAACCGCCAGCTCCTGCATCTACGTTAGTAGAAATCCAAGTTTGAACTCCTCCTAATTTTCTTGCAGTTGTTGCATTTCCAGCCGCAGCAGCTACGTTAGATAAAAGAGCTGTTTCCATATCTCTTTTTAATTCTTTCGCAGATTTTGCTACTTGGTAAGCTAACTCATTATTTCTTCCAGCAGATGTTACAGCATCATTTGTTGCAGACACTTGCACAGCTTTTGTAGAAATCTGAGTGTGGTTTGTTAGTTTAGTTGTTGCCGATAATGTTGGGTATGAGATTGAAGCACCTTCTACCGCAGCATTTGCAGCTACATCAGCCAAAGCATCTGTTTGCCATTGGTGTGATGTGTTAGTTGCTGATGTTTTAGCAACCCCAGACATAAATGGAGTTTCTGTTGGACTTATTGAATAAATAATATCCGCTAGGTCCTCTCTTATGCCGACTGTTTGGTATGTTTGAAATACAGCCATTTTCGTCTCCTTTTTAGGTTAGTTGTTTATAAATAACCTTTCAGAAGATCAACAGCATCTTTTGTTCTGCCTGACTTCTTCAAGGTTCTAATTTGAGCCAACCTTGATTTATTATCTTTTTCATCTTTTGTACTTTTAACACCTGATTTAACAACTTTTGATGGTTTGACAATTTTTTTTGCAAAATTAGTTTTCACTGGTTTTGCATTTTCAAAATATCTCATTCCATCTAAGACCACATCAAATTGTCTGCTATCATAAATAGCAGAAATTTCTTGATCTGAAAAACCTCTTTGCACAAGATAGTTTCTCATGTTTGTTTTAACTGTAGCTCCTTTTAAAGGATCAGCAATTTCAGGATGCTTAATAGCAACCTTTCTTTGTTCCTCAGTTAAAATTTTCTGAAACTCTTGTTCTTGATGTCGTTTTAGTTTCTGTTGAGATTGCTGTAAGCCTTCTCTCCTTCTTCTAAGTTTTCTTTCAAGCTTTGCAGCTTCAGTTGGGTCTTCCTCATAAAGTTTATCCAACTCTTTTGAGTTTAGTTCGCTGTTAAGTTCAGCATTAAGAGTAGCAGTAAGACTATTTAGATCATCCATCTTAGTTGAATACTCATTTTTCAAACGATCACTTTCAGATTGTAATTGTCTTTTTTCAATCGCAATTTCTTCAGTTTTTCGTCTGTAGTCGGCATCTTTTTGATA